CGCCATTCAGGTTCCGTAGGAATGCTGCAATCTCACGTAGGTCGTGTGGAGCTACATCACCAGCTACAATAGTTGGCATCAAGTCATAGTTCAGACCGTTCAACTCCCAGAGGCGCTCGACAAGCTGTTTATTGAGGACATCAACAATAGCTTGGATATAACTCTCTAATGCACGAAGGAACAGGTCTGTCTTACTCTTGGAGAGGGCATAAGAGCCAGTATTACCACCACCAAGCATAAGAAACTCAGAAAGAACACTACGAGCTATATCATGCTGGTAGCGTCTTACAACAGGGTCTATTTCTATATTACGACTACCACTAGAAGACATAAGCTCTACATCTACCAGTCTTTGGTTGGTAGGCGCTCCATCTTTATCGGGATAGGTGTCGGAAGGCAGTATAATGTATCCTTGCTCGTTAAACTTGACGTCTCGCAATATCGCCTGAAGGTTGGAGACGAATCCGGACTGGATCGCAGTAGCATCACCAGAAAGATACTCAGCAGGAATGCGAGCAACAGGGATACCAGCAAGCTCTCGTTCAACTGCTATGGCCTCGATAGACTGTAGGTTATTGACATATTCATAAGAAGTATAAGCGTTCCGAAGTATAGAGCGCCCAGCAGGGTCACCATTAATCGTTGTCGTGCGGTAGTACAGACTTTTACGAGTAGGTATATAATTAGAGTTGTTATAACCTGAGCCGTCCTGATAGATGCCTAATACGTCACCAGTTTTGGTGTCTACATCAAACCTAGAGATTGTCCAAGGCGCACGAATAGCGACCTTGCGGATACCCATACGACCGTCAGAATACTTAGAGCGGCCTTTGTCGCTTCTTGTAGTCGGCCCATTGCGTCTCTTATAGATAACCTCAAACCACGCAAAGCCGTAAGAAAGACTTGAAAGGGCTTCAGCAACATGGTCATCAAGAGTGTGATCCATATCATCAAGGACAGACTTAACGAACTCAGCTTCTCTCTTAGCTTGTGGTGTATCATTGGCTGGCATTACCTTTAGATCTACGTCACGAAGGACTTGTTCTGTAGCATACATGACAGCGCCGATGGTGCTATCGTTGTCTCTCATCTCACGGTACTTGCGTATGGCTTTCTTGCCACGAAGCTCAGGTAGAAACTCATCAGCCCGTATCTGACCATTGTAGGTGTTGTCACCTGCTACACCTAGTATTTGCTTGGCCTCTGTCTCTGAGAGCTTCTTAACCATTACCGTAATCCTTTGGCGCTACTATACGCTAGTTTAAGCGTAGGTTTTGCGTAGCCATTCAATGAGAGGTCCGTTATAGCCCAAACTAAAGCATCAAGACGGTCTGGTGAGCCTGTGGACCCTAGAGGTTCCCACTGTACCATCTGATCTTCTAAGTCGTTTAATCCCTTTACGTGTCTAACTTTGTCTTGCTCATATAGAGCAGATACTGGTTCAGCTCGTGCCATCTTCCCTCTGGATGCATGGACGAGCTTTACTGGGACTGTTTCATCTTCTGTGTGTAAGGTGTGGCGAACCATATCGCCACCTTGGTTTCTCTCAGCTACAATGCGGTCTGCCATATGCTCTCTGTAGAGGTCTACGGCTTTAGCTGCCCATTGCTGAGGAGTGTATCTACCTGTGTGGTCTTCTAGGACGTAAGCTCTACCGTTGACGTCTACACCAGCTACAACAATACCAGTCATATCACTTTCGGCGTTTGCAGTAACTGCGGGGTCTATGGATACCACTATACGATTAAGAGTGGGAACATCATCTTTGTCTACCTCACATGAGGCTAAGAGAGTTCTATTCCATAGAGCGCCTGACGCTTCGTCCAGGATTTCGGCGTAAAGTTCTTGGCGACCAAGGCGGGTGCCTTCATAGGTCTTACGGACTGCGTCGAGGAAAGTATCAGCAAGATTAGCAGCGTTATCATAAGTACTGCCGGTAGAGACTGTCGTTTTGTCATCATCTAGGATATTTCTAATGAGTTTGGTTGTCTTTGGTGTCGTAGTGACAAATACTTGTGGTCTACGTCCAAGTCGTAAGCCAAACTGTAGCATATCCCAAGTTTCTTGTGCGTTTCTCCATGCACATAGCTCATCAGTCCATGCAGAGTAGGCTTGTGGACCCCTGAGTCTTTCTGGGTCTTCTGCAGAGAAGAATACAGCTTTAGCTCCATTCTCCCAAGTGAGTGTATTATTAGTGGGAGACCATATGGGTAATCCTAGTGGACTTCCTCTATAGGATTTATCTCCCTTCCAACATACATTAATAAGACCTGAGTCGCCCTCGACCATAACTCGTCTTACGTCTCCCTTAGTAGGAGCTACACAGTGGACTATCTTATCGCCCTTCTTAATCCTGTGTCTTACCCACTCAGCACCGGCTCTAGTCTTACCCCAACCCCTACCAGCTAGAGCTACCCATACATTCCAGTTGCCTTTAGGTTCTAGCTGCTCTGGTCTAGCCCAGAACTCCCAAGAGTGCTGCAGTTCTTCTGTCTTCTCAGGGCCAAGTTGTTTTAGTGCAGCTGCAACCTCAGCATCTGGTAGGTCTCTAAGTGTCTGTGCTGTTATCTGGGGAGTCATCAGAGTTTTTACCGAGTAGGGTCATAAGAGTGTCTATAGCACTAGCGTCTTGGTCGGGGTCGACAGACATCTCTTCGGCTTGTACAGTCTCCTTTGGACTCCATCCAGCCTTAGAGCGTAGGAATAACTCCTGAGAGGGAAAGTGACCATTAAGGGCTTGCTCAACGACTACGTTACCAACACGTGAGGAGATCTCTGCTCTGGCCTCACTAACGTCACCACCATAGTACTTATAGAAAGTAGCTAGGTTACGAGGGGCATTCTGGTAACGCTTATTAATAGTAGCCATGATGTCTTTGATCTGGACACCATCTTTAACCGACTGCCTAACGTATTTAGCAATCGGCTCACTATACTTCAGTGGCTGAGGTTGAGAGTTACTCATAGTTATTCCTATGGGGAGCCTTTAGAGGCTGCAGATCTATAGAGTCTTTAGGCTAAACCTAGGCTACAATCCGTCTTCGCTGAAAATATATGATTGAGGAGATACGATTGATAGCTGTCGGCTATGGAGGTCTATATAGGTACTAATTAACAAATGTCAAGGGGTAGAACTATATTTATTTTCTAGGGAGTCTATAGAGAGCTGCAGACCTAGATCTAGCTGCATACTATAAGTGATAAAGCCTATAGGCTAAGTCGAGATCCCCTCTTAAGTTACACTTAAGTGTTACTATAGTCTTATAATAACTATATGTATTATAAATTAAAGAGTTACTTAAGAGTTACTTAAGTTAGTGTGTATATAGTGTGTCAAGAGCAGAAATCAAGCTTTGGCCTTAGAATAAATCATAGGTGTTGCATAAATGTCACAGTAGTCTATAGGCTAAGGTTAGTCTTGGGGTTGAACCTTATTTTTTATTTTGGAAACTATAGTGGCTACGCCAGGATTTGGCCCTAGCCAGTATTCTAGCTAGGGTCCCATGGTAATAAATTAGGTTAGGACAGATATCCAAAAGAATAGTAGGGCGAACAAAATGCTCGCCCCTAGGATAGACCTAATCATGAGCCAATAGCCTCGGCCACAGCGGCCTCATAAGCGGCAACGATATCTTCGCGCTTGGTATCGCCCACCTTAATGCTCATGTACATGGTCAGCGCCTCGGTTAAGATTTCGCGCTTTTCCTTGTTCTTTTCTGCAGCGATATACTTAGCGCATATCTGGACAAGCTGGCCGTGTGCAGCATGGCGGAGTTCTTCACGAGATACGCGGCGGGTTCCGAAGTAGTTTGACATAGCTAAATTCCTTTCTGTTTGATTTGCTATACAATATCTATAGCAGCAGCAGCAGCGACTAGCAAGAAAAAAATGCACTAGGAGATACGATTTATTTGCATGGCAGCTATGCGCTAGGGTTATAGCTAAGGCCAGATCTAAGGTATGCTCTAAGGTCATACCTATGTTGCGTTCTATGCATAGCTTTAACATATTCACTAATCTAGATATATAGATATTCACATATGTAAGTATTTAGATATTCAAATATATGAATGTATAGCTATGCGCCTAGATCATGTCTGGTATGCGCCCTATGCATAGCTCCAGGCCAGGTCCTAAGCTTAGACCTAAGCCAGGCCCCACGATGGGAAATAAGCCAGGCCCCAGGATAGGAAATTAGCTAAGGCCCAGGGTAGGAATTAAGCCTGGCTCCAGGCCTGGCTCCAGGGCTAGACCCTGGGTAGAAAATAAGCCAGGCTCCAGGGCTAGACCTAAGCCAGGACCCTGGATAATAAATAAATCAAGGACTTAGCCAGGCTCCAGGGCTAGGCCCAGGGTAACCCCCAGGATGGGAAATGACCTAAAGTTTTAGCCTCGGACCAGGCCAGGGCTACACCCATGTGATCACAAAAGAACCCCCGATGGGAAACCTAAGACCAACCTAAGCCCCTCCCACTCACCATAACCATAAGAAAACACTAGACTTTTATTGCAGCTAATCATTTGTGATCACAAACTAGAGCCTCCCTATAGAAAAAACTATGGGTTTGACTTAGACTATTCTAAATGTTACTATCTTAGTACGGGATAGGTGCGCCTAGTGATTCGTGCCCTAGCCTGTATCTTAACCGCAGCCTATGCTGCAAACTGTAACCGTTACTTAGGAGGTAACTATGAGAGATTACGGTAAAGCTCTCGAAGGTCTGGAGATAGAAACTTTCTATGACTCCAATGGACTTTCACAACGGTGTAAGACTTTCTTATACGAATACCTAGCTAGAAAGATAAAGCAAGAAGTAGACGACTGCGATAGTCTTGATACTAGCTATTACTACGAACAGACAGCTAATGTCAGTAAGGTCTTAGACATCTATTGGCCTAACATAGATAAAGACGAACCTGCTGCTATGTTTATCTACCCTGACTTGGCAGCTAGGGATAAAGGTCGCAGCGGACGCAGAGGTGTTCGTATAGGTCGTGCCCTTAGAAGAATGTTTCCGGAGCTACTCGATCATGAGATTGATAGCCTAGTGGACACGGTAAAGTCTAAGCTAATGCCCAGAGAGTACACTGTACACACTGGCTTTAGCGCTAAGGACTTTGCCAAAGCCTATTCACATACTCAGGTAGCCCCTGAGAATTTGGATACGGGTTGGCATAAGAAACATTCAGTCAATAGCTGTATGCGGTACAAGTTCGACCACATGCCTAATCACCCAGCAGAGGCTTACGCTTCGGGTGACTTCGAGGTTATCTGGTTAGAAGATGCCGGTGGTCGTATCGGTGGCCGTGTTGTTGTAGCCAAATCTAGGGCAGGTGTAGAGATAAAGCCTAAAGCTGGGCCTATCTATGCAGTGTCAGAAATGGCCTACAAGAAGCTCCGCGAGTTTATTTCTTTTGCTGAAATAGAACTTGGGGACAACCAGTCTTGGGTAGGGTGTCAGCTTAAAGCTATACCATACCAAAATGGCTACATTGCTCCCTATCTTGATTACGAACCTAGGGTACTACAGGAAAAGTATGCCGGTGGCAGCAGAGTTACCAAGCTAGAGATTTCTAGGGATGGAGACATAGACGCCAGCCAATACAATGGCTTACTTATGACCGGTGGTTGTTCCTCTTGTTTAGAGTGTGGGGATGCAGTAGACGAAAGTTATGTATATACCCGCGATGGTGAGAGCTATTGTGAAGACTGTTACCACTCTCTATTCTTCTGCTGCGACTATTGCGAGGAAGATTTACCTAGAGATGAAGCTACGGATGTACACACAG